CCGGAAGCCGCACTATCTTTCCGTTTTTATCTGCGAATACGTTAGTTGTGGTTCCTTCCACAAAAACCGTACCGTCCTTCACACGGATCACTTTGTAATCGAAAACCAGCTTGGCCCGGTTAAATTCACGCAGCGTGGTCTGTACTTCATATTCATCGTCAAAGCGGGCCGAGTGTTTGTATTTTACCTGAATCTCCCGAATGGGAAACAGGATACCGTCTTCCATTAACACATTCAGGTCAACCCCGCAGGCGCGGAGATACGCTACCCGTCCCATTTCCAGCCAGGGAAGATAACGGGAATGGTAAACCACCGCCATCAGGTCTGTTTCTTCAAACCGAACCCTGTCACGAATTGCAATCATGCTGCATTCCTTCCTCGTTTATCGTAACTGCATTTTCCATTTTGTTTTGCAAAAAGCTGTCATATCGTATGACCACTTCCATTTTTCAAAACGTATATAGTAATATGTCGAGATTTAAAATTACCGCAAACACGCACGGTTGACGCATTTATTGATTTTTAGCTATACTCTATAAGTATACCAAAAACAATTGAAATCAACCAAAATTTTTGCATTTGGTTGAAATTTGGTTGAACGTGGATTCCATTTTTTGGATTCCAGACAACACAGAAACTACCATAATATTTTACCACAAACACCATCTATTCACAATGGTTTTCGGTTTTTGGTTTTTCAGCCCCCGGCAATGAAAACATACCCAAACAAAAACAAAAGCCCGCGCCGGAAGGCGCTTCCGTCTTTTGTTTTTTTCGTTTGGGTATGTTTTTTGCCGTACGGGCTAAAAACCCAAAAAAATAAAAATAAAAAGGAGTAAAACACATGATTAACAAAACTAAAAAAGTGCTATCAGAAAAAGCAGGAGCAGTGATTAAACGGGTTCTTGAAGAACGGATTCCTTTTGCAACAGTGATTCCCGTGGACAAATCGGACGAGTATGTATTACAGTCCGACATTTTTGGATACGTTGACAGCATTGTAAGATTACCCAGCACCCGTCTGTACTGCAATCAATCGAAGTCCCGGGACAGTAACCGTTCCGACTTGTGTTTCGAATTCCGCTCGTTCCGGGGAAAGCCGCAAAGCCTTCAGTCTGGGAAGGAAGCACCGATTGCAGGGGCACACTGGGTAAGCAGTTGGAACAGGTGGCTTGCGCCGAGATTCTCGCAAGCAGATGTGCTTACGTACTATTTACCGATGTTCAACGCAGTGTTCCACTACAGCAGATACTACCTTGAAATCGTATTCAGTAAGGACGAAACGTGGCAGTGCGTAAAAGCAATTTGTAATCGGCAAGATGACATTGAAACGTATATTGGCTTCTGGGATTACAAGGCATTTAATAATTTATATTTAGACACCGTCCGTGAGGTTACCTGCGGAAACCCAGTAACCATCGACCCGGAGGAGGTTTCTCTTGCACAGGAGGAATTATGATACAGCTAATACACTATTCACCTAAACAGATTGCAGACATAATCAAGGAATCCATCATCGGACAAGACGAACCAGCTCGAATCGTTGCTACTGCACTATCCGCGCACATCACACGGTGCGTTCATAATAGTAACAATCCAGATAGACCTATACGTAAAGACAATTTGTTGATTGCAGGCCCGACCGGCACAGGCAAGACGGAAACCATCCGTGCTGTTATCAATAAATTGAATTTGCCGATACCTTTAACAATAGTGTCCTGCACAGCACTCACTAACACAGGCTACACCGGGAAATCAATCAGCGATGTATTCTTTGACCTAATGCTGGACGCAGACCGTTTGTTCAAACTAAATCCTGATGCATACATAAACAGAGCAGACGTGCCGGTGCAACCAGAGCGGAGAACAATCGGGTTTATGTCGGAGGTTATTAAACCGAAAACACGAAAGTATGATAAAGACATCACCACTAAGGTGCTCAAAGAGATGTGCCGCAATGGAATCATCGTTTTTGATGAGTTTGACAAGCTTAGGTTTTCGCAGAACAACCAGCATGAAGCGGTGTATTCTCGCAAGCTACAGAGCGAGCTATTAAAAATCGTCGAGGGCGGTTCCGGCTTCAGCGACGACCCCGACGTAGACATAGATACATCTGATATTCTGTACATCGCAATGGGAGCGTTCTCAGGCATGGAAGCAGTTCAGCATGGGCAGCCTCCAAACATTGACGAAATCGTAAAGTACGGTTTTTTAGAGGAGTTGGTCGGCAGGTTTCCGTTGCGATGCTGCTACAATCGTCTGTCTGTGCGGAACTTGTATAAAATACTCACGGATAGCGATGCTTCTCCAGTAAAGGATTTCAAAAAAATGTTTTTGCAAATCGACAATAAGCTTGAAATCGATAAATTAGCACTGCTTGCAATCGCAAAGCGCGCTTATGAAGCTCAGGGTGGGGCGCGTGGGTTGAGAACGATTCTGGGTGATATTCTATATCCAATATTGTACGAAATCGACGGGAAATACAGGTTTTATAACGTTCGAATAACCAAAGATACCGTTGCCAACGGTACGCCAGTGCTTACAGAAAACCCAGACATCAGGGATGAGCACCTTAGAAAAATAATAAAAAAGTGCCAGCCTTACGTTAAGACTGGCTTTTGATTTATTGTATCATATTAAGCTACGTTCTGCTGCAGGTACCACCGGGCTTTCCCTCTCAGCACCTCTCCGCCTCCGCGCATCTGCCCGTTCATTCCACTGTCCGGGAGGTACCATAAATCCCATCTCGTTTCCTCGTCCCCGGAATACGGGCCGTAGCCGTCGAAATACGCAGCTTCACAATGCGTTATGCAGCACTCAACCGGAACGCCGCCGTACTTTGCGAATAAAGCGATAATCATGGACACCGCTTCAATCTGCGCCTCGGTTACCGGGTAGCTGCCGAAATCCGTGTTATACCCGTTGTTTGCCTGAGCACCTAAACAGCCGCAAACAGCGATGCCTACGCTGTTGCTGTTACGTTTCCACGTATGGTTTCGCTTAATGGTTAGATCCGGGTCGGGTAAATAAATCCTGCCATCGCAGTCCACACTAATGTGGTAATCATCGTAAATTTCATGATAACGCCCTGCGCTCCAGTGCAGGTATACCATTTTTACGTAGCCATTCGCATCGGAAATGTACTGTTTAAGCTCTTCGAGGTCAACTGGTTTCATGTTGCTTGCGTATTCCATTATCATTCACCAACTTTCGGAATCTTTGATTTGAACATATTACGTATAGTTGTAATCGTGCTAACACCGCACTCTGAGAGGTTTTCCAGTATGCTGAGTGCTTCCGTGCTCCCCAGCACCACCACAATGATGGTTGTAAGAACACGAGGAGTGTGTCCAATCTGGAACGCAGCATCCACAAATGCGCCTGTAAGCAGGAGTAACAGATACACTAACATCTTGTCACAGAACCCGTCCCGGAGGCCATCGCTCTTAATGAAACGCCAGCGGTGCGCCTGCCAGAGCCACTTTGTCGCTTTCCATAAGCCACACGGGCTTTGCGGATAAATTGCTTTATAGCACTGCATCGACAAAGCGAGCCAACGGGTAAAGATGTCCAGTAGCTCTAATGCGATGAACAGTAGCAGTAGCTTAAAAAAGTCTTCGCTGAAAATCGCTGCTATCAGCCCTGCGATGATTTTGTACTGCAGGTAGTTCCCTGCTTCCAATAAGTATTTGTGGATGTTTTGAAACATGGTTTGTTACCTCTCTGGTATGGAAAAATCCCGCAAAGACGCGTTAAGACGCTTGCACTCGTCCAGTGTCCCGACGAATAAAACGTCAATATGGCCACGCTCTTCTTCTCTTTCGTAAACTACATACCTTGATTTTTGCTTAATACGCGTTCCGTCGTATGGTTTTAGCCACCGCGTATCCACCGTTTCTAATGCTATGTGCATAATTTACCTCCATTAAAACGATACGCTCAATCCGCCCATTATCTTTTTCCTGCCAGACCCAGCGACCCATAGACCGACCGCACTTTTGCCAATAGGCGCCTTCACCATATAAGCCGCCCGTTTCCCGTCCGTGCCTAATCCAACGACCCAGCGACGTTCCGGGATACGGATATTTACCGTTCCGTACGTCTTCACGCCGGTCTGCAAAACCTCTGTCTGTGGTTTGAAATCATACGCCTTACCGTTCACCGTTGCTGTCACAACGGGCTTTTCCGTTGTGATTACAACGGAAGCTTTGTCGTTAGCAGTCTTAGGTCTTACCACGGTCTCTGTCTGCGTAACAACAGCCGCCTGTGTCTGCACCGTGTCCGGTCGCTCCGGGACGGCTGGTGCATATGCAGTAGATTCAATCGCCGCTGTCCAGCCTTCCCGGTAGCCCAGGTCATACTGTCGAACACCGTACCGGTAACCGCCGATAAGAACCGCAATCAGAACAACGATTGTTATTAGAACATACTTATTCATCAGTGCTCATCTCCGTCGTCAACCGGAACCGGAATGTCTGTCTCCGCGTACGTCCGACCGCTGTCCACCGGATCCAGAGCATCATCGTACAGCACGCCATCCCGGGAAATTTTAAACCCTGCATCGCTGTAATTGTGCAGGAACTGCTTGTTGTTAATTAAAATCGTTTCTGTTACTAACATGGTTATAAATCTCCTACAATTACACTTGCATACGTGCTCCAATTCGTCGCTGCTTTGTATTCGCTTTCCAGCGCAGAAGGTACGTGTATAGTTCCGTTCCCGTTAGCGATTGGAGTACCAGTAAAAGCGTTCGTATTTTCCAAATTCACGATTACTGAATTTCTTATGTATAAATCCGTGAATGCGGTGCAATTTCGAAAACTTTGTGCAGCGATACTACGCACTGCAGTGAAATCAGCAAAAACGAGATTTGGATTATTCGCAAAACAATTGCCACCGCCCAAACTTAATAATTTTGGTGCGGTAATGCTCCTGAACGCACAACGGTTGAACGCATATGCTGTTCTGCTTGAACCTAAGCTGCTTGCAACCACATCCAAAAGCTCCGGTGCTACAATATCCTTGTTCAGCTCAAAAAACGAGGTTCCCGCAGTATTTCTAACACCAAAGCTGTTCTGCGTAACGTACCGCAACTTGTTCCAGAGCGAACCTATCGTTTTCAGATACACACAGTATTGAAATGCAGAATCGCCTACGTCAACCAGCCCCTCCACAGCGTCTGCGTCGATTTCCATTAAACCGTTCATTCTGAAGAACGCAAGGTCTCCGATTTTAGTGATTTTCGCAGGTAGTTTGATTTTTGCAAACCGCGCAGGAACCAGACGCATCGTAGCCTGCGGAACCGTCAGTGCTTCCGTAGCATCGTTCCAGTAGAGCGTAGCTAACCCGTAGTAAGTGCCAGCTGCATCAAACCCGTCCGATAAATCAATTAACCTCGGATTCGATTCCGTCCCATCGGAATCTGCTGCAGCAGCAAGTAACGGAGCCGCACCGACGGTAACGTCGGAAAGTCCGTCGTATCCAGCGTCCGGCTCAACTGTTCGAACCGTAGCAGCAGGTGCTACGGATTTCGATTGCAGGTTACCGCCGGAAGCCGTGCCAACAATCGGCCCGGAAGCCCCGTGGCAGATTTTGCCTTGCGCTACGTCTTCTGCGGTCACATCGTCCCCGGAACAGTCGTAGAACGAAGCATTGCCTGCATTATTCACTTTTGGAACATCAATACGTGGAACATCCGGGTAATCCACGCCGTTAATTCGAATGCTTACGCCCATGCTAAATCACCTTTTAGGAAACGCTTCTTAGGAAATACTCAATACCTTAGTGCTGCTATCCTGCGCAACGGTCGCTGCGGTCATTGTGCCTACGACTTGTGCGCCATTCACGAACGCCTTCTTGCCGTTCAATACGGTAGCTGCAGAAGCCGCGTCCGCACTGATTTCCGTATCCACTACAGTGGATTTGCCGGAAACGCCCAGAACGTTCACACCACTTTTGATGTTGCCGGAAATGATTTTAGCCTGTTCCGCGCTGTCAATGCCTACGGTACCGCCGCTGGTATAACCAGCCGGAACGCTTACCGTACCAGCTTTAGTGTTAATGCTGCCGGATGTGTCCCCGTTGTTTGCCATCGTACCGGTACCGGAACCGTTTGCGCCGTGGTATTTCTTACCAGCAAGTACATCATTCGCCGCTACATCATCACCTTCCGTAAGGTAGAACGATGCGTCCCCCGTGCCCTCTGCTTTCGGAATATCTACCTGAGGAACGTCTGCATACACAATGCCATTAATACGTACACTTTCAGCCATTTTATTAAGCCTCCTGAAATTAATTTACTAATACACTCTTAAAGAAGCACCATTATATGCGATGTGACCATACGAACTTGGTACCGGTTCCACAACCACCTGCGCCAGCGCATTGTAGCCGTCGTCCGGCGTTACGATTTGCCGTTCGTCGCAGGGAATCGCTGTTTTTGTTTCCTGAACGCTTCCTGCAGAAATATTTACTCTGCCCGTAATCTGCCCGGAAACGGATACCGTACCTGAAATTTTCATGATTAGTTATCCCTCACAACTTCACCAATAACAAACGGATCCGGGCCGATTACTGTACTAAGGATACCGTTTTTTGCTAACAGGGTAACATCATAAAAGTACTGCCCGAAGTTTAATTCATTTGTATCCTCAGTAGTAATAGTAACCATGCCGTTTACCACCGTTTTCTGTAAAAGCGGTTCGCGGTCTGTCAGGAAACGTTTTACAGTAAAAACAACCGTATCTTCAGTAAAATCATACGGTTCACCCGTGGATTCATCCATCAATTCTATACTGAACGTAGCACTATTTCCACGCTGGATATAAATTTTGTTTTCGTCTGCCTTTACCATAATATCACCGCCACATTCAAAAACACGTTTTTCTACATTATACTATAATATATTTTCAGACTAATTTCAATAGCAACAAGAAATAATTTTTCTACTATTATAATTGTTGCTGCAGAAAAATTACTGATTGTCTAATTCATAATACGGAACGTTAATTAGTGCTTCGTATTGTGATTTAAATTTCTTTATACTCGTTATTAAATCAAAATTAGGATTATACGGTTTGCCGTCCAGAAATTTTTCAGACCAAAAGACATATAATTCCGCAAAGCTAACAAATTTATCTTTTTCGTACAGCGCAATTCCCTGCTTGGTAACAGTAACCTCGGTCTCGTCTTCTTTCGTTTCAATCCAACTGTAAGTGCCCACTACAAGCACCTTATTATCGCCTAATTGCAGAATATCACGCACCCAGAGCCAGTTTCCGGGTAACTGTTCGGTTTTATGCACGATGTAGCCGGTGTTCAGCGCGGTCTGCGTCCATGTGTAGTCATTGTCGAACTCTCTGGTATGCTGTGTGAACGACCACAGCATCTTATACACGCTTTGATTGTTTTTCGCATAAATCCTCTGGAACGAAGCGGAACCGTTGGTAATCGTAACCTTGTACCAGAAGTCAATTTCAGCGCAGACCGGAAAGTTATCAAACTGCCCGTCGCGGCCGATGCTACCCCTACACCAGAGCCAGGAATCCGCAGTCGCTGCAGGTGTATATTCATTCACCGGGTCATAATCCAACTTGTCTGCGCTTAGCGTGTCGTACCCGTAGCAGCTGTAGATGCCTCTGAGGTTCAAATAGAACTCTATTCCATTGCCGATTTTTCGTAAATTGTGTATAACCCTGCAGTCATAGTCGTAGGCTCCGGATAACGAGTGTCCGGTCGCGTTGTACGCAACGCTTTTAGCATCCACGAGAGGATTCCCGCCTTGCCCAGCATCCGGGTCGATGGGATACGTATTGTGTTCACCATTAAAGATGTCGTCAACTACAGAAACGTTGGTTCCGAGCCAATAGCCAATAATAACCGGATCGGGAAGGGTCGTTGGATACGCATTTGCAGGGTCAAGTCCACGAAGGTCTACTGCTGCTGCCTGCTTCTGTTTCAGCAATACAAGCGCATCCGCTAACAACTGCTGTACAATCGGATTCAGATTAATAACACCGTTATCGTAGAGTACCTTCAAATCGGTAATATCAGCATTACCGATAGCGCATTGAATGTCGTAGTAATCTATGTCGTCATAGTCGTAGTTCCATTGTTTGTCAGTAACATAGAAGGTATAAATGTAGTGTGAGCCGCCATGCCAGTCCCACTCACGGTCGTATTCGATTTTCTGGAACTGTGTAGAGAACCATGTCGAGAATGTCTGACAGAGGCCGCCCTTCTGCCAGCAGAAGCCAAGGTCTCTGTCGTGTGTTAAGTACAAGCGTTTAGATACGTCTACGTTGAGAACGTTTCCATCAGCATCATACAATGAAGGATTACTATAATTCCCACGCAGCGCATACACGTTGTTTCCTGCATGAAATTGGTACGGTCGTCCATACCAACAGAACATCGTGTTTATCTCTGAATCTTCGTGTCCGTACTGCGTAATTGCGTTTTTACAATCCTTTTTGAACGTAGACACAAAATATCCGTTATCGTATTTGTTTGCATAACAGAAGAGAGGCAACGTTAACTGCGCCTTTTTAGCCGGTTTCTTGATTATCGTCCCGGGCAGGGAATACCCGTAAGCTACCACGCCGTCCGTATACACATATCCACCGGGCATTGCATTTCCGATTATCCGCAACCGCTGCCCGTCCGCCGTGATAACGGAGTTTCCGCTTATGCCAGCAACTTTCACTCTTTTCGCCATATCAATCACCTATTACAACAGCACGATTGTCGGAAATGTGTACCCATACGCTTTTCCCGTCCACAATCGTAACCGGAACAGCGACATCGAACGGATAAAATTTCCCGTCAACGAGAACGGATTGACCTTGAATACGGCCTCGCGCCGCTTTACCGCATTTTTGTTGATACGCCGCAATCGTCTTGCAGCATTTTTCCCAATCTGCCAGTCCCATTTTTATACCTCATAGTTTCATTTTGGTTTTTTATACAGGTTTTTGTGTTTGTTTTGTATATGCAATTGTATATACATTACTTTCACATGTTAAAGTGCTAAAATTTGTATATACATTTGTAAATACATTTGTATCAACAACCTTAAATACGTTTATATTTGCATTTGTATATACATTTGTATTTCTCTGCTTTAGTATGCTAAAGCGTTAAAGTTTTGTATATAGCTATGTATATACATTTGTATAGCGATATTGTATATACATTTATATATACGATATTTCACGGTGTTCAACTGTAAGTGTCAATTTTTCCGCCAATTGTCGAATTTTCGGGCACGGTTCAGAAACCAGTTGTATAATATTTCGTCTTTTGGTTTGTTTATTTCGTATATTGCTGAAATTTCCGGTTCCGTTTCAGTACCAGCGAACGATTTCCAGCCCCTGTCTCAGCCCGTTCTCTGCACTATGTCGAACGCTGTTTGAAACGAGATAATACCTGTTCCCACGGAATGTTAGAATATCGTCAAAATCAAAAATATGGTTGCTGTTCAATACTTCCAACGTTACCCGTTCCTCAATACGTCCGTCCAGCCAATCAGTAGCGTCAATCAGGTTCATCACCGTTTGCCGGTCTTTCACCGGGTAATTCGTGGGAATTATCGGTGGATGAAGGTACCGCAAAATGCCAGAAATGATTTCCTCCGCAATCTCTGCTTCCAACGACTTGAACGCTTCCTGTGTCTTGTTTACCATGTACTGCGAAACGGTGTTCCCTGCCGCTCCCTGCGAAAGAGATGTATCTGTAGTTTCGCCATCGGAATTGTACGTGGTATGCCCATACCAGCCGTTGCCAACTGGTGTATGTGTCGTAGTTGTTATATCCGCATCGGTGTAATCCGCACCTCCCTGCCCGTAGGTGCCGTTTGTAAAAACTTTTTCGCACGATAAGTAAAGTTCATCACCCAAGTTATTATATGTATATTCTGTTTTGCTGCACGATGCCTCGGAATGTTCAATCGTTTCCTTCTTCTGTAAATACTTTTGATTGTTGCCGTCTTTGTCGGGAATATCTACATACGTATACGTAGTAACATTGCCCGTTTCCGTGTTTTCCTCTCTTACGAGATACCCATTCTCATAGGTAATTTTGCACGGCCCAAACGCAATGGTTCCAGAAAACGGTTCCTGATTTTCCGGTTCCTCCTTGTACTCGTCCTGCGGTTCGTCCGCATTGCCCTGCCATTCGGTTCGCACACGCTTCCTACTTATGCTGCACGGCCAGCCAATGTGCTGTTCAGACAATTCGTACGTATCGCCGTCCTCCGAGCCGCGTTGGATGATATACAAAAAGCCGTGAAGCCCGTCCGGGAGGTTTTCTTCCCGGATAAACACATTGAAATCTACATGAGGTAAATCGGACAACCAGCCGAACACCTGCGACAGTATAGCGGCATAAGTGCCGGAAATACCGTAATAGTGGTGTCGGTTATCCTTGCTTTGACCAATTTTAGACAGCGGATACATCCAGTTCCATGCTTGATAGTACAGTTCGAGACCTAAGCACTTTGCGAGTAAATTTGCAATAAACCCGGAACGTACGTTGATAGATTGCGGCGGTTTGTCGTCCTGGTCTTCCGGATCTACCGTGTACTCGTAGACGATTCGGTAGTTTGTATACAACAATTTGTCGCTACTATACCGCCCGGTATAACTGTATCGTCCGTTCGATTCACTTACTTCTTCCACCTTGAATTTATAATTAAAATCTTTCAGAGTACCCGTAACCTCACTGTCGATGTTCAGACTGTTTACAGGTACTTGCATAGTGTACGTATCGCTCAGTGTGTGTGAACCCAGTGTAATATTCAAATCGCTGTAATCAACGTTTGAAGCAGGAACGGAACACCTTGCGTCCGCTCGAACGATTTTAGTACCGTATACAGTTCGTTTTGCGTCAAAGCGTTTGTTTACAGCAGTCATGTCGCATTCACCGTACCTTCCACTTTGATTGCAGCAGTTTTCGCACCGACGGTACTCCCCGACTGGATTTTTGCGTAAAACAGTTTATTCGTATCACCAATGTTCGTAATCGTAATGCTGTTAGAAAATGTACTGTTATCCGTACTCAACGTCAGCCAGCCCGCCGGTTGGTCGTTCTCGTCAACCGCAGATAATACAGCACTTGCGCACGTACAGCCGGAAGCACAGCGAATTGCACAATTAACTACAGCAGAACTGCTGCGGTCAATGGAAGCTTCCACCGGCGCGGTCATGAGACCGTCCGTAGATACCTCTACGCCGTCCGTTTGCCCTGCTACAGGGTTGCCTTTAAAAATGCCGATTAAATCCATAATTATTACCTACACTTTCCAAATTTCCAAACGCAACTTCACGAATTTTTTCCAGAAAAGATTGATATAATCAACGCCACGAACCACTATTCTTGCATTCGCAATCGTGGTATCATCGTCCAGCACTACCGTTTTCTTGGTTCGCGCCGCCCACCAGCTTTTGATTGTGTTTGCGTCCGCGCAAGAGAACGTAGCCTCAAATGAAATCACGTCCCCGTCCGACACCCGGGTACCTTCCCACGGGTCTACGACAACCGCGCCGTTCACCGTTTTCACGATTTCTTGACGGTCATCGAAATCAAAACTATAACTTTCACCATGCCCAACCGATTTAATGTTTCCAATCTGCACACTCATGGTCATACCTCATTAATACGCATTTGCGCTTTGTCCGAACGCTTTCTCAGCAACGGGAACCAATTTGTCAGCCACCCGGTCTACCAACTGATTGATTAAGGATTCATCAGTAAGTACCGGTCTGTCAATGTTTACAGTAGTGTTATTGTTGTTGGTAACGTTGTTGCCGCCGCCAAAGCCAGCAAATATCCGGTCTCTGGAATTCGCCAACTGGTTCACCAAATCGGTTCCATACCGCTGCAAAGCCGTAATGTCACTGGTTTTAAAGCCGTTTTTCTTCATATACTGGTTATCCTGCCAGTCCATAACACGCTGCTGCCAGTTTCCGCCCTTAGCCTCTTCCTGCTGCATTTTGCGAACCAGCATTACCTGTTCCCGTAATGTACGTTCCGCCTCTGAAATTCTCGCATCTGATTTCAATTTTTCAGCAGCCCGGGAAGCTTCCACTTCATCCGCCCCTGCTTTGATCCATGCGTCCCGCTGTTTTTCAATCTCAGCAATCCGCCGCTGGGTTTCGGACATGAATATCTGTTGAATCTGTCTGGAAGCATTCTCTGCAGCCTGAATACGCGCCTGTGCTTCCTTGTTTGCCCGTTCGATTTCTGAATTGCGCTTGTCGTCGTATTTTTTATCTAATTCAGCCTTTTTAATTTGGAAAAGCTCTTCCGCTTTTAGCTTATCAGCCCCAGCAGCCGTATACGCGTCAACTTCGTCTTGGATACTGTTTAATTCCCGTTCGTAATCCGTTGCCTTAGCGTCCCTTAAAGCTTTGTCCAGCTTGTCGTTTGCCTTTTTTACCGCGAGGCTTACTTCCTGTATAATCGGATTTTCTTGTGCAGTCTTTTGAACCGCGTCCTGCGCCTTTTTGAAATCAGCGACCGACGTTTTATCGTCGAATTCAATGCCCAGCTTAGCCCCAGCCCAGTTTGATAACTTATCGCCAAAAGCCATTAAAGCCTTGCCGATACTGCTGTCAGACCACTTTGCAAACATGATTTTGGTATTGCTGTTTACCCTGTCCATAATCGCAGATAAACGAGAAAAACGCTTATCCAATTCAGCAGCAAAATCAGCACCCTTACGCAATTCATCTACGTGCATGTTTTCATAGTTTACCTGATTTGCTTTCAACTGCTGCTGGTATTTCAGCGCGCCCTGCATGGATTTTACGACTTCATTGCCCCAAACCTTACCAATCTGGTCAGATTGCAACTGTAAATCGTTTATATTATCCGACATCTTGTGTGCCGCGTCCGCGCTATCGTTCATTGCCCTTACAACTTCGCCGGAACGGTCAACATACCCAGACCACCCAGCAATCAGGCTGGAGAACCTACCCATGCCGGTTTCCGTCAATAACTGGAATCCTTTACCCTGCTCAGATGCCTTTTCGTACGCCCTGGCAACGGCCTCCAACTGTTCCCTTGCATTTTTCAAGGAACCATCGCCGTTGGTCAACGTTTCACCGTATTTTGCAAGTGCCTGAGAAGCCTTAGTGCCCTCTTCATTTGCCGATAATAACGCTTTATCCAGTGCTTGTAATGCTTTTAATGCGCCAGAAACGTCGGTACCATCAAGCTTAAAAATACCTTGCAAAAACGTAGCATCCGCCTCATTCACGGATAACCGCTCTTTCAGGTAATATACCGCGTCCCCGGCTTGCATTGCTTCTTTAGCTGCGTCCATAGCACCGTCACGGATCTGTTTTAAAATCGTGTAAAACCCTGTAGCAGCAGCCCCGGCTGCAACAAAAGCCCCGGCAACCGGCGCAATCACCGGCGCAATTTTGCCCAGCATCGGCACTTCAGCACCGATACTTGCAATTACTCCCTTAACCTGCTCAATTTTACGAAATGTGTCCGGAGCAAGAATGGATAAGTTACTGGAAAATCCGCCACGGCCCGCTTTCTCCTGTAAATTATTCAGCGATACCTGGGCATTCTGGTATGCTTTCAATGCCGCCTGTACCTGCTGTTTGGAAGAATTCTGGTTCTTTGCAACGTCTTCCCATGCTTTTTTCAATAAGCGGGTTTTTTCCGTCTGCAACTGAATCAGTTGATTCAGTTCCTTGTTCCGCGCCTTGATTTCAGCCATTTTATCGCCCAGCGCACGGGCGCCGGAAATGTCCACTTTTGTTTGCAGCTTGATTTCCGCTTTTTTCTTTTCTATATCGCGAACCGCTTCCTGATATTCCTTATCCATCAAAGCTAAGTCTTTCAGAAAATCGTCTATATTCGCACCGATATTAAGTTCAAGGTCTTTCTGGTTATCAGCCATTCAATTCACCACACTTCATCGAAGGGTTTCTCTGTTACGCCCGGTTCGCCGCCGTTCAATGCGTCGTCGATACACCATAAATCCATTAAGTACCGTATTGGTTGGTTATCTATTTGTTCCAATGTCCAGTGATACCGCTCTGTAAACAGATAGTAAAAGAACATTTTAGAAAAATAGGGGGACAGGGTTACTGAACCCCGTCCCCGCTTGCGTTTTTTGGGATTCTACCCGAAATCAAATCCGACACAAACCCGTAACATTCACCGAAAACGTGCATCAATTCGCGCAACGGAACCTCTTCCAGTACCGTAGCTGCGTCCAAACCGTATACCATACCGATACATTCCGCAATACGGTCAATACCGCCCGGGTTTTCAAGCCCCAACTTCTCATCGTTAGTAACCTCTGCATATTCCCTCCAGACGCGGGCCTTGATGTCGTTATCCGGTAATTTTCCTGCAATTTCACGCATAATGGGCACCCCCCTCTCTTTAAATTACGCAGGCAGCACACTCGAGAAAAATGCGCTATCATCATCGTTTTTGCCGAAATCCTGCACATCCTCCCAGACCTGATTGTTTTTCAATGCAACAAACGAAGCCTCCAAAGATTCCGGCTGGTATTCAATGTTTTCTTCCTTAGTTGCATAGCTGTCATCGGGAACCGCGAATTTGCCCTTGTACAGCTTCACACAGCGTTTGCCACCATCCGCCGTATTACCCTCAAACATAATTGCAACGTACGGCGCGCTGTCGCTGGTTTTCCGGGTAAGCTTCTTATTAGTCGAATCATACGTGCAACCCAGCAAATCCGCCTGTACAGACAGCGGTAATTCGGCAATTTCCAGCGAAACGGTTACATCACCCATTGCCGTATCCGTTTCGTAAGGGCCGTTATCCGCATACATCGTATTGGTGTTAGATTCAACCTCACGGGATACGGAACGTAAGCCAGGTACCGCGACCGGGGAATCATACGTTGCTGCAGCACTTGCAGTATCCTCAGTCAGCTGTTTTGCATAAAAAAACTTGTTTACACCGACTTTAACTTTACTCATTGTTACCTCCAATAAACACTAACAAAATCCATTGCCGTATACGTTTCACCATATTCCCGGTCTTCGACCGTAGGATACGTATTTTGCCAGATATAACCAGCATTTTCCATGGATTCAAGAATCCTATCATTAACCGACTTAGTGCTGCTATTCTTTCCTACCACCGTAATCCTCACAGTGTGCTGGTAACTCCAGTTCCGGTTATCCGCATGGAACACCGGGGACAACGACAATGTTTTATAAACAATAAATGGATACGCTACATCGCCGGTTTCTGGTGCACGGTCATGATAAATTTTGGTTTGGCCGGTTTGCGGGAATTCTGATAACAAGACATTTGACACCACAGCATCATAATTTATCATTTCTTCCCCGCCTCCCTGCATGCTGCAAACACGTCGTCAATGATTATTTTTTTTTAGAGTATAGAACGTACTGTAAAAAAACGGCTTATCAATCCGTGGGCTAAATTCAATCAGCCGCCCATAAGGAACGCCGCCGCGAGGATAATAAATATCCTTGTTCCTACTTCCCGGCTTTTTAGGCATAGGCGCGTACACCTCGGATACTACAGTTGCGTCCAGATTTTTCATGTTTGCTTCGCCAACTGTAAACGACGATTCCAACTTGCCGGAACGCCGCTGGATTCCAGCTACGTCAAGCGCATCCTTCATATTCCCAGCTAACATTTCAGCATTCCGATTCAACGCGTCCACAGCAGCCTGTTTTACCTCATCGGAATAATCCCTCAGGATTTTGGATATCGTACCGCGCTTATTGCTGTAATACGTCCTACCCTTGCTGCCCCATTTGCCTCGATGAAACCGACGCTTACCCATTTCCCTGAACCTCCACACTGAATTCACCAATAAGCAAATCTCTGGTTTCAACCCACGGAGACACCGGGTAATAATGTTCACCGTTCCACGTGATACGCTCTATTTTTGGTTCTAAGGGCTGTTTGCGGATTACCACGGTATATTTCACCTGTGTATTAACTACCACGCCAGAAAACGTCGTTACGGCTCGTTGCGGTATCATCGCAGCATAAACCGACCGCATCGGAACATAGGTAGGAATACGGTTCAATTCCTCATCGACCGTAATATCCGCTTTTTCCAATATGATACGCTCCCGCAAATCGTTTACCGTGTAGTCCGTTTTCATTCCACATACCCCTTGGGATTTACATGTTGCAGTTGCTGGATAATCAAATTCACACTGGTTACCTTAGTTTTATCCGCAGGCAACCGGTTTTCATACCATTCAGCAATTAACTGCAACTGTACTAAATCCGCCGCTGCAGCCCAGGTATCGCCGTCCGCGTTCCCAGCAGCTTCCAATTTGTTTTCATAATCGTCAATCGCGGATTTCATGTAGTTGTCAGCGGCCCGCAAATAGGCCGCTAACAAACCGTCGTCCGCGTCGAAATCAACACGTAAGTGCTGTTTTACTTGAGATAACGTCAGCATTTACAGCACCTCATTTCACTGGTTATTCCACCACTTCGTCGGTAACCAGAGCCAATTTCTTCAGCACGTTACTGAACTTTTTAACTACATCGAACCGCGGAGTGATTTTTACGAAAGTAGCTTCCTGCAGGTAACCAGCTTCAGTACTCATCTTTACAATGAAGCCCTGCCGGTCAGCAAACAGTACAGCCTTTTTCAAATCGCCAACATAAAACGGAATCGTAGCAACGGTATCACCTTCCACCGTCGTAGTGCCGTTCGCAAGCGTAGCGTTATCCAGCACTACAACCTCAGCACCCTTGAACCGCTTAATGCCCGGTTCCTTGATATCAGGAACCAACAGCGGGTGCTTTTCGCCATCTTCCAGTGCGTCCAGATACGCCCAGCCGTTCTGGTTGGTCACGATTACAGCATTTTTCCGTGCCGCAACCTTGATATCCTTGTTCAACGCCGCTGCAATTTCGGTGTAGTCCGCAATTTCTTTTGCCGTGCCGCCCGCAGCAGAATCCATTGCGGTCAGGATTTCCCGGTTTTCGGTCAAAACCAGATCCTCAGCGAACGCTTCCTTAACCAGTTCAAGAATGTCTACGTTAGCATCCTCAATCAATTCGTTCGCAACCGGAATGAAATCGTACCAGTTTTCAATATCGAATTCCACCGCGTCAAAGTTAATGTCCTTGCCGGTCATGGTGTTCAATTCTGACCGTTTGGTCAGACCGGTAGCCGCTTCATCACGAATCGGATAAGAGCCTTTACGGTACGTAGTCGGGTACACATGAACATAGCTTTTCAAACGCGCGTCCTCGTTTGCCAGCCGTTCAACCGCCGCAACAAATTCCTTCGGAACCAGATAACCGCCTTTTGCCGGGGTTTCGCCCTGCTGGCCAGGAGAACTTGCTGCGTTCTGCAATGCAGATTTTTCCTCGTCCGTTAACGGTTTGCCGCGCAAAGCTTTGTTGATTGCTACAATTGCCAGTTTTTCATTCATTTCAGGTTTACCTCCATCATTAATACTCTGATTATTAATATTTTCCGCGGACTTCAATTCCGCTAACAGCCCTTTTAATTCCGCCGCAGTTTCTGCAAGTACGGCAGCATCGGCATTTCCAGCCTGCAAAACATCCCTACAAGCCTTAACTTTCCTCAGTAATTCCGCAACCTGCTTAGTTACCATCTTTCAATACCTCCGTAGCAGCATTAATCAAATCGCTATAATCAACCGGTTCCGGTTTCGCCGGTTCAGGTTCAGGAACGGGTTCCGGTTTCGCCGGTTCAGGTTCAGGAACGGGTTCCGGCTTAGCCGGTTCCGGGTCAGCGGGCTTACGAAGAGCCTCCGGTGCAGTCTTGAATCCAGACCAGCATGCAACCGCTTTATTGGTAGCATCTGCAACCTCTACATGCGTCCAAATTTCAGCACAATCAGCAGCCGTAAGCCACGTTTCAGCATTCATCAAGTCAATAAACATATCCTCGATTTCGCCGTCAAAATCGTCCTGCAGATAAGTTTTCTTAATACTTTCCGGCACCTTAGTAACGCAATGGTCAGTGTACACGTCGATGATACTGTCACGAATGGTGTCCAGTAACTCCGCCGTTTTCCGCATCTCATCAGCCGTACCAAACATGATGCAAGCCGGATCATGAATCATGATGAACGTATTCTCGGGCATAACCACGCGGTCACATGCCAGCGCAATCACGGAAGCAATGGAAGCCGCCCAACTGTCAATGTAAGCCGTGGTCTGGCCCTTCAGCCGTTTGATGATATTTGCAATCGCCATGCCAGCGTTCACGTCCCCACCGTCCGAAGCAAAGTAAATGGAAACAGGTTTATCACCGATTTCGTCCAACTGCTCACGGATTTTCAATGGGAACGTATAGCCTTCGTCCGCTTTAAACGAACGCAAGAAGCCGCCGTCCACATCATCAATAATATTCCCGTAAATCCAGATTTCAGCGCGGTCAGCACTGTTTTTAATTTTCAGGTTCCACGTCTGATTTTTGTTTTTCATCGTTACCTCCGATTGTTTCAGCCCCGGGCATTTTCACCAGAACACTACCGCCCGGAACCGGGGGAAGCCCTGCATATGCCCTTGCCTCATTAATAGTGTAGATACTACCATCTACATACGTCCGCAACATCGTAGACTGCTGAACCGGATCCGAACGAAGCAAACTACTAAGGTTAAACTTAATACTCATTCCTTTTGAGAATTCCTTTTCGGTCAGCAGCTTTGATGTAAGCTCTTGTTCGTAGATTTCAATAATATATGACAATGTACTTTGCAGGAACGCCAACTGCTGCGCAGTTGCATTAGCATAGCTGGATTTCGTATAATCATTTAGCATCTGTGACGGAATGCCCATTGCCGCTGCAACCTGTGAACTGCTATATTTTCGCATTTCAAGGAACTGTGAATCCGCAAGATTCAACTGCAACGGTGTCAATTCCCAGCCCATCGGAACCGTAAAGATACGGTTATCAATTACGCCAGCAACCTCTTTCAAGTCGAGTAACGCTTTCTTGCGCGCCTCTTTACTCATATCACCAGTGTATTTTAGACAGGAATTAGGATTCATACCCTGCTTAAATAACCGGTTCTGAACGTTCTGTCCCTGTTTCACGCCCAGCATTGTCGATTGCAGAATGTCTTTTACCGGTAAGCCCATGATTGGATTCTCATACCGCCGATACCAATTCTTTACGTGAATCATCTGGTCAGGATGAATGGTGATGTTGCCGCCGTTTCCGGTATACTGGTAAAAGTATTTCGTTTTAAAATCCCTGCTATTGTTGATGTACACCTGCACTTGCATTGGATTTAACGGATACAGCCCGTCGATTTCACCGTCCGAACGGTAAACTACAACCGCATAGCCGTTCCCATAATGATTCCTGCAAAACTCCAGATAACCGACAAATTCAGCAGCAGTCTGGAAATCATTCGGTTTCAAACCTACCAGATAAGGAATCCTGCCCTTGGTTACCTTGCCGCCGTCTTTGCCACGCAAAAAGCAAGGAACCTTCGCCATTGCTTCACTCAAAATTTTTAAGCAAGTATAATATGTAGCATCCCCGGTATCAGGGATATAATCACCGTCATCATCTTTCAGCCAACGCAATGCAGTAGTCCCTGCAACCGTCGGTTCCGTATTTTCGTTTTTGAATTTAGATTTAAAGCTTTCCCAGAATCGCATTGATATCTCTCCAACTTTCCATCGTTTCTTCATAACTCATTTCCGGCTCAGCATCCTTAGTAAGATAATACAGCTTCCATGCGTTCATTACCGCGTCCACCGGGTCAATGCGCCCCTTCTGTTTGTCCGCTATAATCTGCTGGTAGATGTTTTGCGCCACAACGGTATTTGCCACCGACCAACTCATCAATTCGTTGTTTCTGTCGTATCGTACAGCCCGCGCCCTTACCGTGTCCCGGAAATTCTGGGTAGAATCTGATAACGATTTAGGATACTGCCCTACCTCGGTAAGATTACAGCTTACAATCTCAGCTAACTCTGGAAGCATTGTTGCCGCATTACTTTGGTCATAACCAACCTCCAATACATTCAACTTGTATTTTTCCAGTGTTTGCCTAAGCCAAGCCAAAATATATTTATAATCCAGAATAATTCCGTAAGTCCCAGGCCCGTTGGTCAAATCAATTAACCCAGCCTTGTGCCAGGTATCATATGGTGCGTTATCCTTACGAATATGCTCTTCCAGTTTGTGTAACGGAAGGAATGAATGTGTGTATATGTACGGTATTTCTGCTTTGATTAATATTGCTACCGTAGTTAAGTCGTTTTTGCTGGATAAGTCAATACCAACGTAGCAATCACTACCCTTGTAATCGTCTAAAGTGTCGTCACAGCCACACGCCTGCCAGTCCTGAATGTTTACCAGACTGTTGCTGCCAACCGTAGTCCAGCAGTTAAGATGCTTTACGATGAAATCCCGTAAGTCGTCGCCGCCCTTGATTCTTGCGTCAATCGCCGCTGAGCGCAACTTCATCATCTTGTTTTCGTCATGCGTCCGCTTTGTATCGGAATCCCACATCAACAGTGGGTTTGCTTTTGCCCAGTTGTTTTCGTCCCATAACGCTTTTTCGTACCCAACCGGATCCGCTTGAGAATCAGGTAAATCCATTTCACTTATGTAAACAAACAGGTTATCTTTTTTCTGCGTTTGAAACGCAACCTGTTTCGCGAATTTATACTGTCCGTAGCAGTACCCGGTTAAGTCAAAACCAGCCGTAGTAATCGCTATAATCAAGCTATTCTGAAGCCCAACCTGCCCGTCCAGTAACGTTTTGTACATCTGGTTCGTCTTGTGCAAGTGAAGCTCGTCACAAATACCAAGCCACGGTTTAAAGCCGTCAATTTTGGTATCACCAGACAACGCTTTAATACAGCTATTCAACCCATCTTTCCTGCAGTAAATCTCACTACAGTAATCCTTGATATCGTATAATTCCGCTAAGTCCGGGTCATTTCGGATAAATTTCGCAACCTCGCGCCAAACTATGTTCGCTTGCTGCTTTTTCGTAGCCGTACAATAGATTTGCGCGTCCTGTACGGTGTCAATGTACGACATATATGCAGCCACAATGCCGGAAAAAAAACTTTTGCCGTTTTTCCGTGCCATCTGGATATAGGTTTCATTAAATCTACGAACCCCGTTTTTATACCAACCGAAAATCGAACCCAAAACAAATTCCTGAAAACCGCATAACTTCAACTGTTTCAGTTCATTGTTATCGTTTTCATCGTGATAATGCAGTAAATTCGCAAATTCAATTACCGCCGCTGCTTCGTCCGGTCTCCATTCCAAATCTTTCCGCTTTAAATCGTCCAAATGCCGCTGGCAGCAGGCACGTTCCGTTGCCCCGGTTTTTCGCTTACCGGAAACAACCAATTTAGCATATGCCGTTACCGCGTCCATGCCAAATCCCCCTCGATTTCCTAAAAAATACAAAAAGGCACGGTACTCTGCCTCTAACAGCAGTATACCGCGCCCATACTTTCAAATGCGCTACACATGCTTTAATTCAAATTTTGCATGTATATCAGTATAAAATTTTCATACTATTTTATTATATTATAGCATAAAACAATGAATTGTCAAGGAAAAATTGACTAAAACGGTAAAATTTTTTAAAATAATCACGGAGGAATTCAAAAATGACAAAATACAACACCGATTTAGGAAAATGTATGCTCGGAGATAGCTTAGATGTGCTATCCACCCTGCCAGACGATTCAATCGACCTAATCATTACATCGCCGCCGTTTTCCCTGCAGCGACACAAGAGATATGGCGAACCGGAACAAAACGAATACGTAGACTGGCTACTACAATTCGGAAAAGCAGCATTACCAAAGCTAAAAGAAACCGGTTCGTTCGTAATCGACCTTGGTGGGGCGTATCAAAAAGGCCGCCCGGTAAAAGCATTGTACCCGTTTAAATTTATGATACGCATGGTAGAAGACATTGGCTATAACCTTGCGCAAGATTTTTATTGGCACAACCCATCCGCCCTTCCCACGCCAATTGAATGGGTAAACAAACGCAAGGAACGCTGCAAAACAAGCGTAAACACCGTCTGGTGGTTCAGTAAAGGAGACCATCCAAAAGCCGATATCCGTAAAGTGCTGGTTCCTTATTCAAGCCGTATGCAAAAAATGGTTGATAATCCAGACGCATTTGTCAAAGACGGTGCAGTAAGGCCGTCCGGGTATGTTATGCGTCAATCGTCCTGGACTACAAACAACGGCGGAGCCATACCGCCAAACCTGCTGCAAATCACGAACACAGAGAGCAACAGCCAGTATCTCAGGTTTTGTAAGGAATTAAAATTGAAAAGCCACCCTGCCCGGTTCCCGGCAAAGTTCCCGGAATTTTTCATCAAGATGCTAACCGATGAAAATGATTTGGTAGTAGATATTTTTTCCGGTTCAAATACAACGGGAATGGTAGCTGAATCCCTAAACCGTCGCTGGTTGTCCATTGACATTAGCCCGGAATTCATTGCAACCAGTGTATTCCGGTTTGCTGAAAACAAAAAACAGGCCGAAATGTATTATCTCGACCTGATTAACGGGCATGATGTCAAAATAGAGCACCAGCAACAGACCCTGTTATAGCATCTTTTAAAATTTCAGCCGGATCCAGTGGCTGCTCTAACACGGAAAACGGGTAAACCCGTATACCTTCCTGCCTTACAAACTTAATTGGTATCTTTGGGTTATTTAGATGTGCATGAAACTCACCGCCTGCAGCACGTTCCGCTATCGACAGTTCCCATTTGCTAAAAAACGGTTCCAATGCAGCCGGGGACATTACGTACACTTCAACCAAACGAATACCAGCATATATTGAGAACATCCATCGCTCCCGCCTGAACGCCTCTATCCGGTCATGTGTGGTGTGATGGTTTGTGCTAAAGCCGCTAACAAGATTCATGTTAGCGGTTTTTAATTCCCATTCATTGCCGTAACGGTCAATAGCATCGCTGCCTTCCCGCCCAGACTGGTTTTTAAAATCAAACAATACCAGTGTTTGCAGTAGTTTTAAATTGTTATCCTGTGCAATATCACCGATGTCATAATCAACAGCAATGTCCTCAACATCATTCAGCCGTTCCCACATCTCTTCCAGTAAGCGTATCCGTTGCTGGTGGTCATCATCGTAAAAAGACATAATCAATTCCCCCTATACGACGATTATACCACTAAAAAGGACATAAAAAAAGCCCCGCCGGTGAACAAAGCAAGCCAGCGAGGCCATGAGGGGGTATGTTTATGCTTTTTTACGTTTTAAAGCCACAAACCGGTTCTCCGGTTTGTTTTCATCTACAGGTTTCACCAATTTTAAACGGTCTATGTTACCCAAACCTAATTTACTGGATAACTGCTGCATATTCAGACTGTAATCCAGCATTGCTCTACGGTTCGGATTCGGTTTCATAATGATTTCGCCCGTTGCTTCATCCGTATATTCAATGGTTTCCGCCTGCCCTTCCATTTCAGAAACAAGCAAAAGCCATCTATCCCAAGAGTGAACGTAGGAAGCCAGCAAATCAGCAGAGAGGTTATCCAGCCAGAACGCCTGGTCAACAATTTCCATATATTTCAGCTTTGCCCGCTGCGATAACTGCTCCGGCGGAACCAATTTGTCCCGCTGAAGATTGTTGTAATACGCCTCAGATTCCTGCCGCGCCTTAATTTCTTCTTTTGTTAAATGTGATTTAATTACCGAAATCGGTACCCGGTTCCGTCCCGCCATAATATTTTAGACAACCACCTTAAAGTCATATTCATTTTCATAACGCTTAATAAACATCTTTTTCTTGATTGCGAACACGTCATCCCGCGCTGTTGCTCGTGATTTTACGTCTTCCACAATCTTTTTACCCGTCTTAACGTCGGTATAGCTAAAGTCTGAAAGATAGGTTATCGGTCTACGCCAACGCCCGGTCTTGTCCCGGAATCCATCCTGCAAAACCCACGTCTTCTGCAATTCCAGATCCGTAATCTCGCCGTCCTGCTCCCGTTTCTTCAGCACCACGTAATGCCGCGCCTCTTTTTCCGAATCGAAAACGATTCCGTCCACTTTTACGGTTTTTGAGCCGTACATATTCCGTTTTTTCCGCTTTAATGTGATTTTTAGCATAGTTTTTGAACGCCCCCGATTTTTTAACGCCCAATTTTCGGAATTTTTTGTGCGGAAACGCCCCTCCGCTCGGTGCTTTGTCCCCCTAAAAAACTTTTTTTACCCAGGGGGGATATTAAAATTTTACCGCGCCAACCGCAGCAAAAAGTTTGTTTTGCATTTCTGCTTTACCATTCCGCTTACGGTACTGTATGTGAATCTGTTTGTGTGTTTGCTTTGATACGCAAATAAGATTGGACAAGTCGTAAGCCCGTCCCTTATCCTCGCTCAGTTCGATGATATGGTGAACCGTATCAGCAGGTACCGCTTTACCCGTGGTATGGTAAATGTATTCGTCCAGTCCGAATGCCCGCGCCCAGACCGTTTGCCGCGTCCGGTGCCACAAGTCGCTGGCATAAAATGCAGCAGCCTCTTTATCCCGGTGAAACCGGTCATACTTCTTTTGAGCCGCCCGGTTCGCAGCCGCGTCTCGTTCCCTTGATGGCTTACAGTCGCATTGCTGTCCTACCGGAACCCGCTTACCGCAGTAATTGCATATTCTTAAAAGCATGTACGCTCACGTCCCTGATAAAGGTTACGGGCTGCAGGGAAAGGAGTAAAGTGCTGCAGCCCGCGTAGAAAGGAGGTGATGGATGAATACCCATCTGATTATGGTCAACTATACTGTAGCATACTTTTATTTATTTGTCAACTACTTTTTTATGTTAAATTTATTTTCTTGCAATAGCAACAGCCACCGCCCAGCCGCCGCCCGCTCCCGCCGCCCCGGAACCATCAGGCTAATGTTCCCGGATTATATACTGTCCCTGTTATATTAACCAACAAAAAAACATATCGAATCGCACCGGAAAGTTGGGAACGAAATCCGTTTGCAGAAAAACGATTGCGCGCAGTTACAGTTACGTTACAGTTATTATAATATATAATATATAGTATATTATAAGGGAAACCATAATTCGGTACAATTTGTACCGCATTTACAGTGCTAATATTATATCTGATAAATTTACCTACAAGGGTGATTGTTTATTATTTTCTCTTTTAGGTTTATTTATATAACTATATATGCGGTACAAAACGTACCGCATTATTTTTAATTCGGTACAAATTGTACCGCATTTGACGTCACGATGATGTCTAATTCGGTACAAATTGTACCGCATTATTTTTAATTCGGTACAAAACGTACCGCATTATTCTTAATTCGGTACAAAACGTACCGCATATATGGTGCTAATATTATAACCATCAAGTTTAATGCAGGATTCGTTCCTGTCCCGGTCGGCAATCCACCATCTCTCAGGAACTAATAGCAACAACATAAACATGAATAACCCCTTCAATACGACAATCTACCCGTTAAGCCGCCTTGCGTTCGTTTTGCGGGCGTCCTGTGCGCCGCTCGACTGATTTATCGTCCGGGCGATAAAACGTCCAGAAAACTAAAAAACAGCCGCAAAAAGACTAAAAGCGTGGGTATATTTACCCGCGCTTTTTACGCCCCGTTTTACAGGTTAGTATCAAGTAAGCATGTAATCCCTTCCGCAATCAGTTGCTGTTTGATTCCGTCCGCATCAATGCCGCTGTCCTTCTCATGGATTCCCTGCAGCCAGGTGTCGCTTAATTCCAGCAGCCGTTTAATCCTCTCATTCCCGAAGCCAAATTCGTCGTGAAGCTTCAGCAGCAGCGACAAAAAGCTATCACGCATACCATCCGTATACATCGCCATACCGTATTCGTTTACCCAAGTATCCAATTTGTCGCGCTTCAGGTTCTTAATCAACCTACGTTGTTCCCTATTCAGCATTTGTACCGCCGCCCTTCTTGCCTCGTCTCGTTTTCTTGCCATTCCGGTAAACCGGTGTCCCATCTTTTCCGGCCCGCACCGGGAAATAGCCCAGCACAGCACTTACCGCGTCGTCCGCATCGTCTATGTCGTCCGCAATTAATGCATACACCAACGCATAATACCCGTCATACACCGTTATCCCAGCAGGATTTGCCGCCACTGTTACCCGTTCGCCCCACATTTCTTCTACACCTCCAAACCATTGCCGCCTTTACCTTTACCATGTCCATGTCCATGCCCATTTCCATATTTGATTTCAGCCAGCCATTCTGGATGTTTAGATTTTACCACGTCAATAACCCATTGCATTTCCCGGATTTCGTCTTGCAGTTTCTGCATTTCCGCATCTTTTGCTGACATAGTAGCTTCCTTCTTGTCTGCATCTTTTATTAATTTTTCCGCTAAATCGTACCGCTGGTTCGCAGTAATCATCATCTGATTTGCAGCTTCCTTGTCCGCCGCGATACCCGCTTCACGAACCCGCAACTTTTCCTCACGTTTGTCCAAATCTTTACGAACATTCACCAGTTCCGGTTCCCGTTCACGTACCGCGTATTCCCGTTCATGCAAATCACGTTCGCATTTATTTAAATACGCCGCTTTGTTCTGTAATTCATTTTTCTGTCTCGCTCTTTCTTTCTCAAATGCCGCCCGTTCCCGATCCAGTTGTGCTTTTTCTTTCTCTAATTCGTCATAAGCCCAGTCCAAATAATCAACCCTAATCTTTTCTTGCTCAATGTACTTCGGTGTACTTACCCTTTGCCGTCCCTTGCAGTGTGCATCAATAATGTTGATTCCACACTTTCTTGCTTCATCCGTAAGCGCATCTCGCATCATTTGCTGCCACGTTTTTTGCGCATTGTCTTTTCTGCTTTTTCCGTACGATACGCCCAGTTCGTCCAACCGGTCCCGGCAATAACTCGTCGGTGCCGTCGTCAAGCCAATGCCGTTCAACGTTTTTCCAACCGGAACCGCGTCAACGTGCATGTGTACGCCGCTCGTCTCATCTGCATGAATTGCCGCGCAAACAACTTTCATTCCCGGATTTTCATTTTCGAACCGTTGCAGTAATCTTTGGTAAACTTTCTTCAACCATTTACAACGTCTTCCCTCAACGACTTTCCCGTTTACCAGCACCGGCTTTGGCGTTTTCTTAGTTTGCCACGGCATGATTTTTGTCCCCGTCGTTTCATCAATCTGGAACCCGTCTTTGCTCACTTCATGCTCGTACGTACAGCCAGTAAGTTTGTTGCCCAGTTGAATTATGTACTCCGTATACGGTCTCGTCTTTTTCCGCAATTGAGTCTCAATCCAATCATCAATAGTCTTTGTTCTCGTGTACCGTTTGTCCGCAATCTGTTTCTCGTTATATTTGGCAATTGCCGGTTCAAACGTTTGTCGCAACACGTCCCTCACGTCCCGGTTTACCAGTACCTCATTCCAATCTTTTCTGTCCCGGATTCCCCAGGTGCGTGGATTCCCATTTTTTATTCGCAGATTATGTTCAATGTTTCCGCGTCCCGGAACAAAACTTAACGATAAATCAATCACACTCATTGATACCACCCCGCTTAAAACAAACTAATTTCCGTTTCCACGTTCTTCGTTTGAACCGTTTTAGTTTTCGGTTTTTTGTTTCCCGACTTCTTTGCATGAACCTTTTTCCACTCTTCCAACCGTTTACGGTCATTTTCACATTTAATTATCCATCTTCTTTTTTCTTCCATCTTTACCAACGCCTTACGCTTACGCTTTTTCGCATTACCTTCCGAATGGTGAATCTTGTCTCCATATTTCTCATACCACTCATCCAATTCATCGACCGTCATGCCCGCAGTCGCTTCCCGTTCATGCTTACAATGTTCCTCCCACTCCACTGTTTCCCACTCTGCTTTATCGTTCATCGCTTTCAGTTCGTTTTTTACAATAGAATACCAATCATGATTATCATATCCGCCGTTTTCAATCCGATTAAGTTCCTTACACAAATCTGCAATATCATACGCATTGTATAACATTTCAAATTTAGTTCCCACGCTTACAGACAATTTCAAACCCCAGTCGGTAATTTCAACAGAACGAAAATATTTTGCAACCAGTTTGCGATAATAAAAAATGTCCGCATAATCCATAGCTCGGATTTCGTTTGTAAACCTTTTATCGTATTCGTTCCGCTTTCCCATCAAATTGAACAACATCTCAATCCCCTCCTGTTTACCTTGTTAAACACATTCACCACCCGCGGCCCGACGTTATTCCATCCTGTTTTTAGAATAACAGGATGTAACGCAATACGGAGTGTGGCACAGCCACACTCCTTTGCGCCTTGCAGGGGCATGCACCACCATCAACCTTCATGTACATATTCAACCGTTGTATCCGCACCATCTCCGGTGTCCGTACCGATGAACGGTGAATTAACCGCAATCTCATTTACTGCTTTGCCGGACGCAAACAATTCAGGGTGTTCAGCCCCCAGCCATGCCGCGAAGGACATCATCGTATTAGACATTGCATATTCCCACACAATACCGTCCAACTGCTGCATAGATAACCGTTTTCCATCGCCGATGATGGTCTCAACATACCGCCGCCGCTCTGTAGCAATGTTTCTCTTCTTAACCTGCTTCGACTGATATTTGCTTACGATTGAAGCAATCTCAATCGGATCCGTTTTACCAACAATTAACGCCGCCAATTCTTTGTTCACACTTACCTTCTTAGCCATTTTCGTTTCCTCCTATTTATTTATTTATTTGATTATCGTACTGCCCACTTGCCAGCTTAGCCAACACACGCCTCAAACCTTCGATATTACTGCACCTGAAACGCAGCTTGCTAATCGAATGCATAATCCGTTTGTCCATTTCATCCACCAACGGATTATCACTAATTAGAACACAGCATTGTCGGTGTTCCGGTAAAATAATTTCGTAAATATCATAGTTACTACCGTATCTTACACTTATGCCACCGACCCTCTTTGCTTCCTTCCAAACGTCCGAATCTTTAACCTTGATGCCCACCTCATTTCGCATTCATCCCACCTCACTCCGACTTCACACAATTTCCCGGAACACAACGTCTGGGTATTTAAACAAAAACAATTTCCGTTTCAGCCGATACACCGGATTCGATTCCGTAATCTTTGACTTAACGTCCACCACTACCACGCTTCCATCCACCGCGTCCCGGTACCGAAAATCTGCAACGTAAGCAATCGGTCTTACCCACACGCCGTCCCTGCCCCGGTAACCTGGCTGCAATTCGAACCTCGGCTGCAGTTCCAAATTTTGGATTTTTCCTGCGCTCTGCAGCGACCGCAGATAAACATAGTGTTTTGCTTCCTTTTTCGAATCGAACACATGCCCGTCAACCTCGGTTTTGCTGTTGTTGTATTTGGTTTTTTTGAACTTACTCCAATCAAATTTCACCATTGTTATCATCATCCTCTCTAATAATCTCAAACCTCGCTAACGCCAGGCACTTTGTCAGTATTTTTGTCCTTCACCGGCGCAGACTTTTTGTTTTTATTGTCTTTAACTTTTTCAATCTTGTAATTTTTGTCGAGATTCCGCATCGTCGTCGTGGAAGCGTCGAAATACAAATCCACTACGCCCTGGCAGCCGTCCCGATTCTTTGCAACATCTACAGTGAGAATATTGTTAGATACATAATCGTCTTTTAATCTTCCGTAGTAGTCTTCCCGGTAAAGTAAAATAATCTTATCTGCGTCCTGGGGAATGCTTCCGCTGTCTCTAATGCTTGCTAACGTAGGCCGTTTGTCGTATGTACTATCCACCATTCGGTTTATCTGGGAAAGCTCGATAATCGGTATATTTAATCCCAGGGCTAACTGTTTAAGTTTCCGGGAAACTTCCCCCATCTCGACGTTTTTGCCAAATTTAGCGGTCTGGGTGCTTCCTTGAACCAATTGAATGTAGTCCAGTACCACTAATCCCAAGTTTTTAGTGTGTTTAAGCCGCCTGCATGTGCTTACAATCCAATTGATATTAACATCGGTGCTGTCGATGATGTACAAGGGCGCATTGTCAATTAAAGCTTTTGCTTCCAATAATTTACGTTTAATCTGGTCAATCGCACGTTGGTTGTCTTTAGAAACGTACCCTAAATCCGCACTAGGGATACCTGCTATCGAACATAAAATCCGTTTAGTTAATTGTTTTTTGGACATTTCCAGAGAGAGAATCGCCGTTGGTATGCCCTGCCTGATTGCCGCATATTGGGCAACATTAACGCCAAACACCGTTTTACCCATGCCCGTTGCGCCTGCAACAAGAAGGATTTCACCCGGCTGAAGCCCGCCCAAAATTTTGTCAACGTCCGTGAACCCGGTAACCAGCCCCGTCACCCGGTCACCCTGCCCTACTCTGGCAAGCAGCGACTGTACCGCGTCCTCAGTATATTCACTGACCGGAACGATATCGGTCTCACGGTGGTCAGCAACCCTATCAATCAACGCCTGCGTTTTATCCAACAAGCCGTCAACGTCTGCATCGTCAGCGACGGCGGATTCGTGGATGTACAATCCAGCTTCCATCAACCTGTGCCTAATTGCCTGATTTTTAATAAATTGCACCGTGTTTTCAATGCCGACAGAAGAGATATAATGCTCTGCTAAGTCCAGTATCGCCAGATGCCCGCCTACTGCATCCAGTTTGCCCTGCTCCGCAAGACGCTGGCGAACTGTGGTTTCCGTAACGCCCTGTCCAGACGCAGCTAAGTCCATGATAGTTTCGTAAATCAATTTTTCCCGCTCGTGATAGAAATCCCGTGATTGTAAGGTGTTTGTTACGTACAACATCGCATTTACGTTGCACATACAAGCAGCAAGAATTTTATGCTCTGAAACAAGCAATGTAGATTCAACGTAGTCAGGCAACTGTGTGTGCCATTTGATTTTCTGATTTGATGAATTTGCCATAATCCTTTACCCCCTCATTTCTTCTTCTGTTCTATTCAAATTTACCGATTCCATGCAGCCTCCCGGGCAGCTCTTGCTTCTGCAAAAATATCTGGTGTTTGTGATTCAATCTGTTTAGCCGCTTCCACTACCGCCGCGCTGATTTCCCGTTTCGGTTCCGTCTCCGGTTCCGGCTGCTGTTGGAACCAGTCGGGATGATTCCGTTGGTCTTTTTGGATCCAATTTATGATGGTCTTACAATAGTCCTCGTACCGTTTTTGTTTTTTATTGTTGTAGCAGTAAGATTCCACCCTGCTTAAATACTGCCTCCAGAGACCCGGATACCGTTCCTCTAAAATACTAACCTGCCTGTCTGACAGCATCACGATTCCGTAGTCCCCGTACGGCTTCTTAGGTTCCGGTTCCGGTTTCGCCGCCTTCCGTTTACGTTTCGGTTTCGGTTCAGCCGGTTTTTCCGGTTCCTGTTTGGATTCAGGTTCCGGTTCCGGGAACAAGCTTCCGTCCGCGACCACCGGTTCAGGTTCCGGTTCCGGGACAGATTCCGGTTTGGATTCAACAACCGGTTCTGGGACTGGTTCATGTTCCGGCGCCTGGGCAGGTTTTACGGTTTCTTTGGTTTCAACCGCTTTAAGATACCCACGCAAACAATTGCCGGTCGCAATCAAATCCACCAGTCTGTACGTTCCAGCCGCCCCCGGGCCGCCAGAACCAATGCCGTCCGCCGTTATCAGCCCTGCGTCCAGTAATTCCTGCCTTGCTTTACGGATACTGGTATGGTTTGTTATTCCTGCTAAAATCCCAAATTCCTTAATTGTCAGCCGCACCGAGCCGGTCAAGTCATAATTGTCATTTAGCCGATGAAATATCGAACTGTATATCATCCATGCGGCTGCAGAAACCTTGTGTCTCTGTGCCAGCCGCCATGCCGCCCTGCTCTGTCTAATGTAATCCATTCCTGAACCCCCGTTCTCGTCCCTGTCCGTGGTCATCATTGCCACGCCCGACCATCCGGTCAGGCGCGCTATCATAATCACGGGTTGTTTTTCACCGCTAACCTAACAGCACACAATGCGTTCTCTGCCAATTCGCGGCTTTCATACCGCTTAATTTCCTGTTCCATCCCATTTGCGTACATAAGTACCAGCGACCAAAAACATTTGCCACGTTTTTCAAAAAACGTATCAATACGAACCTCTGCAACGTTATCCATGTTTACTACACGCCTAATTTCCGGAAACTCAAGCCACATCGTCGTTACCCCCTTTTTCTACCTTAGACACCTTAACGATACCGTCCACGTCCTTCTCAATAGGCGTTCCGGGCTTCCGCACCTTATCCATGTCCACCTCCGGCCCGTAAATCACCTGCACGTAACCGTTTTTACCGCGACGGTACAGTACCGCACGTTTGCCCTGCAGCAGTTCTGCCAACGTTTTCTTTTCGTTGGAAGACGTGCCAGTTCTCAAAAGTGTTGCACCCAGCCGGAGCCAATTGGACATAAACTGCACATTGTTTTTGATGATTTCGTCCGCGTTCCGCATAATCATTTACCTCCCTTAATCCCATTCCGACTAAAAACCCTACAACCCAACAACGATTCAACCGCGTCCATTTCCGCTTCCTTGAATTCCCTTTTGCCAGCCAGACACATATTGACGTAGGCATAGCTTCTACCAATCAGTTCCGCCACATCCTTCAGAGAAACCGGGCTTCCCAGATTTTCCAAAGCCGCCGCATGGATCCGGTTCCTGACGGTGTCCGGGTATTCCCGGGAACCATCCGCTGCAATCACCACATCCACCTGCATACAACGTTTAGCCGGAACGTCCCGGTACTCAGGCAGCCAAACTTTTTTCATTTCCATAATTACACCCCCCATTTGTAAAGCTTACGATTTGCGTCCAGACCGTAACCAATAATGTTATTGCCGTTGATTTCAAGGTATTCAACAGTAACCTTTACGCCGTTGATTTTCAGGTACCCGTGCGCATCTTCAGACGTCCGCAGGTATTCCTGATACGTTTCCTCATCGTCCAACACCTGTGTAGCGATAATCGCTTCCAGCGCTTCTTCCCTTGTCATCCTCTTCATCGTTGCCTCCCCCTTCCTTATAAGATTTCGCCGGGTTCTGTCCTGGGCCCCCAGATGGTTACCTCGTAGTATTTACGATTTACATCTAACCCGTACCCGGTCAAACAATGGTCTTTGTTCCACGAAGCAGATTCCATTAACACAACCGATACCGGAACCCCGTGCACCATCAGCCAGCCGTTCGTCTTTGCCGACTGTCTCAGGTACTCCCTGTACCTATCGTCCGGCATCTTGCGAACGCCATTAACCATGTCCAACCCGGGAATGGACTTAATCTCAACCTTTTCCATGATTACCACCTCCCGGCAACCCTTGCCTCGGTAAACCTGGGCGGATACATTTCCATGCTCCCGTCATCGAACCAAACCGTCGAGCCGCCGCCTGCCAGCCGTTCAACCTTAACAACCAGCCTTCCATCAACCAACATACCTACACTCAGATTCCTCATGATTCTTTACCCCCTCATGAATTATTAATTTTCCGCAAACAAAAAGCGGGGCAGATACACCAAACTAATGTTGTTTGATGTACCTGCCCCGCGTTTCTTCAGGTCTGGTCTGTTGCCAGCGAACTTATCCGTTTTTCCGCGACTTCATAGCTTGAGTAGAGAGCTCAGTCTGGATTATCCTACGCTCTTAGGGTAGATTTGAGTAAGCGTCCCAGTTGCATTTCGTTCCCGGTTACTTACCAACCGCCGGTTTGGTTCACCGTCCCCTTAGGAACGGTGTTCTCGCGCCAAACGGGCGGAATTTTTATTGGGTTTTCTAAGGTTCTATGGTTTTACTTCTGTTGCTATTGTTATTATAACAGGTTTTCAGTAAATGTCAAGCATTTTTTATATCAATTTTTTATAGGTTAAAAATACAGGAATAAACACCTTGAATAGTGCATTATTGCCATGTTTTTGTTAACACATTTTTATTTTTCGGGTAAATTGTATACGATTTTGCCTACAATTTACCCCTTGATTTTGGTTGACAATCATATGCTTTTACTATATTATTTGGTTTAGCACAAATGTTTTGCAAAAGTAAGACTTTATTGAAATCGTTGGAAAGGCAGGAAAATGGGCAGAAAGCGAAAATCGAGAAGGGAATACGGAACAGGCAGCATTTTGTTAAATCACAAATTAAAACGTTATACGGTAAGGTGGTATGACGAAAACGGCAAACACCGTTCATGTAGTAAATTTCCGCTAACGCCAGACGGGAAGCGGGAAGCAGAAGATTTTTTAGCACAAATGAACGATGAAGCTCAGAATCCAAAAAAGGCAGCAAACAGCCTCGGTTACTGGATTCTTGCTACTTTAAAGGAAAAGAAAAAGTCGGGCAGGTTATCCAGTCACAACCAGCGTAAATACGCCGCAGGCATGCTACCGGATTTATTTATTGAAATGCCAATTGACGAAATCAAACCAGAAGCAATCATGAATATGTACAACGACTTGTCAGACCGTGGTGTAGCTGATTCGACAATTCATCGCATCCACTGGATTATTAAGGAAGCGTTCCAAAAAGCTAAACTTAACAACGCAGTTGATTCAAACCCCGTTGTAGACATTAAGCCGCCGTCCTTCAAGGGACAAAAACGTGTAGAAATTATGTCGTGGCGGGAGTTAGGGTATGTTTTTCACTTTTTAAGGCACAGAAAATACCAACAACAAAATCCAAACTATATTCTTTTGTTCCGACTGCTTTACGGTCTGGGCTGCAGAATCGGGGAACTGCAAGCATTGCAATGGCCCGACGTTAATTGGAACCGGCGCGAAATCCATATTCAGCGAACCGTGAGCGGGGCCAATGGCAGGCTTATCATGCCACCAAAAACCGCATCTGGAGACCGTTTTGTACCGGTTTTCTCAGACCGAACCTATTCAATGCTACGTTCTGCATATGAATCAACTAACAACAAAAACGGTTTCATTTTTGCTGCAAGGGGCAGCGGGAAATCATTATTGTATGGCACCATTCACCGCGTCTGGTCACAATGTTCGAACGGGCATACAATCCATTGCCTGAGACACACCCGGGCGTCACACTTGATAGCTGCTGGTTTTCCTCTCCCGGAAGTTAGCCGCATTCTGGGACACGCAAGTCCCGGAATCACTATGCAAATTTACGTCCACGCCCTGCCCAATCAAAACAGTCAGTTATTAAAACTATATCAATCTGTACTGAAGCGTAAATAGTGCATATGGTTGAATATTTGGTTGAATCAAAAAACAAAAAACAGCTACAACACAGTAAATATCTGCATTGTAGCTGTTTTGTTTTGAAACGTATATAATATTATAGCATTTTTACAGGTTCTTGTATACGGAAACGTAAGGAAACGCTGATTAAATGAATTTGTGCGATGACTGAGAGCATTTATTCAACACGCACCACCGTCAGCACGTCGTCCTGCATTCTGAACTTGATTTCTTTTCCGGCAAAACCGAATCCGTAAACCCGTTCCGGGTCATTCTGATAATGAGGCGCCGGATTTTCCTCCAGCACACCCAGCAGTCCCTCCCGTTTTTCTTCCGGTATCTGTTCCAACAATTTTTCAGGGAAAACAACCCGGACTTTCTGATAATTCACCTGCCCGGCGAATCCGTCCACCGCATCCGGATGAGAATCCGCATACGCCAGATAAGGTTTGATATCCAAAATCGGAGTACCGTCCATCAGGTCTGCGCCGCTTACATAAATCACAGGGCCTTTCGGCGTATCCGGCTCAATCTTTTTGATTTTTACCGAAGAAAGCCCGATGGCGTTGGGACGAAACGGCGAACGGGTGGCAAACACACCCACTCTTGTATTGCCCCCCAGCCGGGGCGGTCGCACCGTGGAAGACCAGTTGCTGCGTACCGCTTCCGAAAACTGCCAGATGATCCATAAATGGGAGAAGCCCTCCAGTCCCCGGAATGCTTCCGGCTGGGCAAAATCCTTTTCAAATTCAATTCTTGCTTCCAGCGCATCTACGATGCCGCTTTGCCTCGGTACGCCAAACTTGCTGGTAAAATCCGTGCGGATGTGGCCGATGATTTTTACAGGATACATTTCTACAGACATAACACGTTCCTTTCACAGTGATAAAAGCAGCCTGCCATTTGGCAAGCTGCTTACTCTTTTTTTATTCATCTTACACAAACGATAATACGCCGGGCAACGTGCTCACTTTGCCTTTCACTTTATCTACCAGTCCGTTCCAGCCTTTGCCGATGCTTTGTCCGGCATTGTCAAAAAAGTCTGCTATGCTGCGGCCCCAGGATTTAATCGTACTGCCGGCGTTGCTGCCCCAATTTTTTACGGTGCTCCCTGCACTGCTGCCCCAGGACTTCACGGTACTTCCGGCACTGGTACCCCAGTCTTTCATGG